TGATCTGGCTCCCGTTGAATTCTGGGAGCTCTGATACGCTACTTGCTTGCTTTTGGGCATGCTGAACTGAAATGATAATTGGTTGGAATTTATGAGTTTCCGTCTCTAGGGCCCCACACTAACGACATCTCTGCCGGATCGTTGTAACCCGAACGATCAACGGAGATGCTTTTAACGTCATCTCAGGACGGTTCAGTCCCCTAGGACTTCTTTGCACGATTGGCTTCCCCTGCGCGTCGGTTTATTTTCCGCGACTCGCGCCCTTTGCCCTTCGGATCGGACTTAGGTTTAGTTTTGGGTGTCGCTTTGGCTTGAGGTTTTCCAGTGGCTGCAGGCCGGTTTGTTTTTGTTTTCTGCTTTCCTGGGACCTTGGCTTTAGGTTTACGGTTAACTTTGGGGGGAGTTTTATCTTCCTTTCCTACAGCCCGGGGCTTGGGCGGTCGGAGAACCTTGTCTTTAGGCACTCGAGTGTTCTTGTCGACGTGATCGTACGTACAAGGTGGGTCCTTCCGTGAACATTTGCCTTTGACAAAGTCGTGGCAATAGTATTTGGGGTGGTGGTCGGGACAATTCTTCTTCTCGCAGCCAGCCTTATCATAGATGTGCTGAAAGCAAACAATAGTAGAAGTGGGAACCGCCGGGCTTCCGGACAGTTGACCATCAACGACACAGGGCAGACCAGTTGTAGAAACATGATCTATGACACGAAGAGGGTCAGGAAACTGGTCGAAACTCATTGCTGAGTCCATTCCAGCCTCCCAATCTTTGTACTCTCTAAGCGAAACTCCTTCTGCGTCAAGGAAATCGAGCAAGGCAGATTCTGCCTCTTGTAACGAAGGGGGGGGGAAGATTGGTACAGACCAATCGGCTTTGATTCGGTCAGACAAGTACCGTTTACCGTGTTCAAGGGGCCAAGAACCATAGGCTTTAGTTTGCCAGGTTGCTTGCCATGTTCCAGAGGGAACCAGACGGAGTACAGTACGAGCCCAGACGTTAAGAACCGGAGTCTTGGAGTCTGTAACCCATAACGACACGGCTTTACGCCACGCCATTACTTCACGGGAAACATTATCCAACTCGT